GCCCGTACTCTGGGGCTCCCATGAAAGACGAGAGATCGTCCTTCGGCGGTTGATGGATTCAGACAGAACCCTAGGGTTCCGAGAATCGTACTTCCTGGCAAAGAAGTCCAGGAGGCCATCGAATCCGCCTCTCTCCGATTTCTGAGTTCGGTCAGAAATTGACCAAACTCGGACTTCGTCCCGATGAAGGCGAGAATTCCATCTTTTAATAAGATGGCGTTCATCGCTTCCAACAAAGGACGTGAAACCGGAGAATCCAGCTTCATGTGGTCCCACGACCCTAAGATACTGTCGTATCTGAATAGGTAGTAGGTCAGTGGCTGAGTCTGATGCATGCCATAATCCTTTATTAAAGAGGTTATTGGATGTGTCTACTACAGCCATGCATGAAGCAGGACTGTCAGCGATCAGTGTTCGTGGTTTACTGGGAGTAACGTTATATCCCAAGTAACCATCGGTGCCACATGATTCCCTAAAGTGTCCGTTAATATAGCTTTTGGCTGTATTAACTTTCAACTGAAGGAGATCCATGGCTCTCACTAATCGCGCATACCCGTGTATAGGGAGAATAATATCGTCTCCGAATACACGCACCCTGGTTCGAAGTTCCCTTAAACGAGCCCAAGTGACTCTGTCATTGTTGCTAAGTGAAGAACCTAGCGCAATACACAGCATCACAAGACTCATTACAGGGAAAGTCGTAGCAGTACCTTGCGAGGCGAACTTCCGTATTGACAGGAAGCTCGGGACATAAGAGACTTCGTCTCTTATGTACCTCGTACGTGCGGCGTGCAAAGCGCGCAACAAGGACGGATTTGTCCTTATGATGCGCTCCACGGTCCAACACGTAAGTCGATCACTTGCATCGGAAAGATCTACCGTTGCTAGTGATCTATCAAGGGATGATTTCAGAACCATATCACCTGATTTGCCTTGATCCCTAAAGTCAATGAAGGAAGTACCAAAGTGCTTCCGACACTGATCAAATAGGAATCTGAGCAGTAATTGCTGACACCACTGATGTGATGTCGGCTCTGCTGCAATAAGCCTAGGACCTTTAGCGGTCTTAGGTACGCATATCAGGCGTGCCGCTACCTCGTGAGAGGGCGGCCTTTCAAAGGTTG